TTCCTGGTAATGACTTTGCTATAAAGTCTTCTAGTAAATCTGTAAAATCTTTTAAACCTTTTTCTTTTTTAAATCTTTCTAATTCTTCTGCTAATAAAAATAATGTGTTTCTTTCTATATCTAATATATTTTTTCTAGAATCATAATACTCTAATAAATCTAAACGCTTAACCCTAGCTGTGTTAATTATGGTTAAGTATTCATTGTCAGAATTAAATGTACCATCTTCTGTAGAATAGTTTGCAGTCTTAATGGGTATGCCACATTTCTGCCCAAATTCCTTATAGTCTTCTGTCTTCATCATTTTTTCTTTAGTCATACCTAAATTTCTAAAAGCTAATGAGTGCAGAGTTCTAAAATTACTTAGATCATTTTCTATATCCAATCCAAATTTTTCAGCTGCACGATTAGCCGCTTCTGTTGCAGCTTTTTTAGTAAACGAAAAGTACCCAATTTGTTTAGGTCTAATTCCCTGCTGGATAAATTCGTCTACTAAGTTTAATAACGTTGTTGTCTTTCCCGTTCCTGGTGGACCCAGTATTATTGTTTTCATTTTGTTATAACTCTTATACTTCTATTTTTACCATTCATTTTTTCTATCCAACCTCTTTCTTCTAATTGTTTTAATTTTGCTGAAATAGTGCATTTAGAATTTAAGTTCAATGCTACCTTCATTTCTTCATAAGACGGTGATATAATATTTTTATTAATATAATTTGTAATAAAATTAAGAAGTTTTAATTGTTTTTTAGTTATGCCGTATTTCATTAAAAATAACCTTTCTCTCCATAATATTTATAGGTATGTAATAATTCATTTTTATATAAATAATAGGAACCTATTTTTTTAAAATTATTTATCATTGTATTTCTATTTTTTAAAGAAAACCATTCTGAAGCCGAAGTATCATATGTGTTATTATATGTAGAAAAATTTTTAAAATAATTATGAAAAGTTTTTTCTAAATTAAAACCATTTCTTGGAATATATTCAAAGGTAGCTACATAATTTAAACCAAAAGGATTATCTGTTCTGCCTGTAGATCTTGACTGTATTCCACTTGATGTTTTACCTATTTTATAATGATTAGTTTTGTAAGGACGAGTTTCTTCAGCAAGATACACTATTGTAGAATGGTTATTACCATAACCTAACATATCAAAAACTTCTTTACATTTATTTATTGTGTTTACAACTTTTTTATAATTTCTTTTTTTATAATCTTCATTTAATTTACTTTTAGCATCTTGTAATAAATAATAAAATTCTTCTAAAACGCCATTAATAGCTAATTTGTTATCTTGAAAATTTCTTTCTCTTAATTGATCTATATAATTACTAACCAAAGAATTACTTTGTAATTTTGATGCTGTAACTTTTGCAGTGTAAGTACTATATCCCGCTTCTATTGCACACTGAGTATTGCTTATCTTGCCTTTACTATGGACCACAAGTCTAGCAAACTCTCTTTGTTTTCCTGTTAATATTCTTTGTTTTTCCATTAAAAATCGTCCTGTTGATACTCAACCTTAGAAACAGCTGCCTCTAATTTTTTCATAGTTTTAATTTTAACTACTCTTGGCTGTTGAGATTTAATTCTAAGTCTAGTCTCTTCGATAAATATATCCTCTAGTCTTTTAATTAAATTACCTGTCTTAATTTTATCCATATCCCAGTTGTTCTTTTTTAAGAAAGAATAAAAGTCTTCCATTCTAAAATAAGTAAAACCATTTTCCGTATAAGGAAGTTTGTTAAATATGTCATCCATAGTTCTCGCACTCTGTCTGTTAGTAGTCCAGTCTTGCAACAACCCTGTAATTTCATTCATAGGATTTAAAGATTCCAATGGTTCTACTTCTTGTAAGTTCTGCATCATTGGTTTTAAAAAATGTTGTTTCCAATCTTTAGGTTTAGGTACCGGTACAATTAAGTTAGCTTGATCTAAACATGCTAATGCAAACAAAGGTGGGCTATATAACTGTTCTGTTTTTAATTCTACTCTAGTTTTATCTACATTTAAAAACCATTGCGGAGGTGTTGATGTATATTTTGTAAGACTCCCAAGTTGTGGCATTTCTTCTTCACCAAACCCTACACCAAATCTTTTAGTTCTACATAAACCAGATTGACATACTGCATTGATAGGTGCATCTTTACATCTATACTTGTCATAACCTTTTCTATTAACTGATTTAATTAATTGTTGAACCTCCCCATTACTTAGTGGTGGATTCATATGTTCCATGTTTGCTTTTACAATTTCATCTTCCCAAGTATCTGGATTAGATTGTTTGTAATAAACTGCTACATTAAATAGTGCATTGTTTCTAGACCCTTCACCAAACCCTATTGATGCTAGTTTATTTAAACAAGGAGGTCCTGAAGGAAACGCCTCTTCTATTTTTTGTTTTTCAATTTTAATTTCTTCGATAGCTGATTTCTCTCGTGCGTATTTATCATAGAGTTTATAAAATTCCTCAAGGGTGCAACCATTGCCTTCATCATCGATAGCATAACGTAATCCTTTCATTTGATTGTGGTAAGGTAAGTTTAAAAAATTTCCAGTGTCACCACGTTCCACTAAAATTTCTGTTTGCTTTGGAAATATTTCAGAGCCTTCATAACCAAGTATAACAGCCATTTGTTTTAACTTGGATTGCATTAAAGATGCAGGAATATTTTCTTTGGTAAATAAAAAGACGTGTGCTCCGCCAGATTTAGATCTACAAACTATTACTGGAAGTTTAAGATCCCGAATACTTTTAATGAGGCTAAGGTGATCAAGGTCATATTCGTCAATATCAATACAGCCCCACCTGCAATCATTATTTTCTGTGATAGGGATAATCCCAAGGGCTGGTCCTTGTCCTGCAAGATGATTGGTCCAGAGTTCATCGGTAACGGTTTTACGAACAATAAAGGCTTTTCCTTTTTGTTTAGTACCATTCTCTCCTCTGTCACCGGGTTGGTATTGCCCATATGCTATTGTTAATCCACTAAAAATTTGTTTGAATTTATCCATATATTACTTTTTCCTTTCTTTGTAAAGGGGATCTTACGATCCCCTTAAAACTAAATTTAGTACGGCGTACTATCTTTAGCTTTCTCTTCCACATCTGCTTTTGTTTGCACGTTTCCTTTTGAAACATTACCTCTAAAATCTTTTGCACTTAAGTACAAAGATGTATCGGCTTGTCCCATAATTCTGTCTTGTGCTACTGACCAACCATACCAAGAACCTTTATCGTTCTTTTGTAATACTGATTGTAAGTTATACACAACTCCATGCATGGGTGGTATTGCAAATCCGCCTTTTCCGTCAGGTATTTGTATGGTTTTCATCATAGAATTCCATTTTTTACTAACGTTAAGTTGCGTAGATTTCATAGTAATCAACGCTGGCGTCATTCCACCTGCTTTTGTTTCAACCAAAACATAATAAGAAGCTGTCTCTTCTAAATAGTTACCATTAGGTAATCTAATTTTAGATCCATCTCTCTTACCAGTTTGAATTACCGGACTGTTAGGTAGGTGAGAAGCAACAGGTGCTCCTGGTCCATCTCCTCTATCTGACCATTCTGGATAATCCTTCTTATAATAACAAGGAATAACCTTGATACCTTTCTTACCATCGAAAAGTTCGCTGGTAACAGTATTATAAATCATGCCTGGTTTAGCACCATCTATATACTTCGCATCGCCATCAGTTACCTGTGGTGATAGTTGTCCTAAGATTCTGACAAACGGTAACGCCATATCTTCTTGCGTCATATTTTCAAAACCTTTTGCTGCATCTTCGCCAAATAAGGCCATAGATCCAGAGTCTTGTTGTGTTACTTCATTACTCATTACACATTCTCCATTAGTTATTTCCGGCTTATTTTAGTTTTATCTTTAATCCAAAGATTAAAGTTTTCTGAAGGCATATCCAGACCGGCCTGGATACGCTCTTCATATAGAGCTGTTAATGTATTCCAAGCTACATCAGATTTCTGCTGCGGCTCAAAACCATTATCAACTGCAAGGTTGAGCAATTGCTCTGCCTTGTTATCTTCTCCTTTACCAAAGGTTACAGAAACATTGTTTTTAATAATATCTCCTAAACCTTGATCTCGAAGCCATTGGTAAGCACCCTCTCTTGCTATCTCATCTTTTTTTAGGGTTGCTCTAAATTCTTTTTTAACAGATACTTTAGAACCATCAGCTAATTTAATTTCTGATAACCCTTGCTCAGCTAGTAATTCTGGAATTACATTTGAACTAATATTATCAGCTTCTTCTTTCTTGGCTTTTAGTTTATCTTCTAACTCTGCTATTTCATCTTCTTTTTGTTTTAACCTTATACATTCCGCTGCAATTGTAGAAACTTCTACATTATCTAAAAGATCACTAGAATCTTGTAACATCATATCTTTTATATCATCACTCATTGTTATCCTTTCTGGTAGAGATCGAAATTAATAGGATAGTATTTAGCCTCTCTTCGATCCCATTTCAAGAGGTTAAATTTTCCGTTTGTATTATCACTTGCTAACGCACATGAAATTCCTATAACTGCAGGATCTCCTGTAAGTAACACGTAATCTTGTTCTCTAAAATCTCTTAAGTTTTTTTGCATTTTAAAAACAAAAGGACCTGATGAGAAAACTATTTGTGAATCTGGGCCAACGTTTGGTAAACAAATTACCAAGTAACCAAAATCAGATGCACCTAATATATTTATATTAGCTGGTGGATGTTGTAATACATAAACAAAATTTTCTTTAGGGTTCTCTTCTTTAAAAGATAAAAACTCTGCCA